TGGGGTACACCTACCAGCAGGACGGTCACACGTTCTACGTGCTGAACTTTACGAACGCGGATACGACTTGGGTGTTCGACGCCGCGACCGGCGCATGGCACGAACGCGCAGGATTTCGTAACGGCGATTTCAAGCGACACCGTGGCAACAACCACACTCGATTCAACGGCGACCCGCACGTCGGCGATTACGAGAACGGCAAGGTGTATGTGTACAGCCTTGACGTGTACGCCGATGACGGCGCTGTGCAGAAATGGCTGCGGTCGTGGCGTGCGTTGCCGACTGGCGCAAACAATCTCAAGCGCACCGCGCACCACACGTTGCAGATTGACCTTGAAACGGGCGTTGGCTTGAACGGCTACGCGCTGGAAGATTACCAATACCTCGCAACTGAAACCAACGTAATTCTTGATACCGAAATAAATCAAGACATCATTTTGGAATACGTCGTGACTGTGGGCGCTAACCCGCAGTTAATGCTGCGCTGGTCGGACGATGGCGGGCATACGTGGAACGGCGAGCGCACGACTTCGATGGGCCGCATCGGCCAGTATGGCACTCGCGCTATCTTCCGCCGCCTTGGCATGACCACCAAGATTCGTGACCGCGTGTACGAGATCAGCGGCACCGATCCCGTTAAGGTTGCCATCATGGGCGCCGAACTTGAGCTCAGCGGGACGAATGCGTAATGGCAAACATTACCAACATCCCCGCCCCTCGAGTGCCGTTCATCGACGAGCGGACCGGCCTTATTTCGCGTGAGTGGTTTCGCTTCCTTAACAACCAATTTACGTTGACGGGCAGCGGGACCACGGCTACCAGCATCGCCGACCTTGAAGTTGGTTCACCGCTCTCTTCGACCGTAGAAGATGAAGTAGCGGTGTTGCGCACGCAGATTGACGATCTTTACAAAGGACCGCCTCGATTTGAGCCGGGTCTTATTAACTACGGGTCGTTTTTCTCAACGCAAACGCAAGCGGCGACGGTAATCAATACCGCAAAGGCTATCACGTATAACAATGCTGATCCTGCGTATGGCGTGTACCGCGACCCCGCCGATAACAGCAAGATCAAAGTGACCCGCCCTGCTATCTACAACGTACAGTTTTCGATTCAAGTAGACAAAACCTCGGGCGGCACAGGCAAACTTTTTATTTGGCCCGCCATCAATGGCACGGCGGTCGCTAACGCGGGTTCGCTGATTCAGATTCAAGGCAACAACGCCGAAATCTTCTCAGCGGCTAACTTTTTCTTGCCGTTATCTAACGGCGATTACTTTCAGTTGTATTTCTCGGTAGATGATTTAACCGTGCAGTTGCAGCAATTTGCGGCGGCTGCGCCAGTTCCGGCGATTCCTTCCATCATTTTGACCGTTATGCAGGTGTACGTATGACCGTCTTTCTTTCAGCGTTTGCAGGTGCGGGCGCACAGTTTTTTGACGACAACGGCAACATTCTGTCGGGCGGCAAGATTTACACGTATGCCGCTGGCACCACAACGCCGCAAACGACCTACACGTCATCGCTTGGCACGGCCGCAAATCCAAATCCAATCATTTTGGATTCATCGGGCCGATTGCCAGAAGATATGTGGTTGAGCGCTGGGTTGACGTATCGGTTTGTACTGAAAGACGTCAACGACGTTCAGCTTGGCGAATACGACGACATTCCGGGCTTGAACGACGGGTCGTTGCTGTCGATTCCGTTTTCGTCCGTGACCAATAAACCGACCACCCTTTCCGGTTACGGCATTACGGATGGCATTACGGCATCGGCAGTTGCGCTGACGTATGCGCCGATTGCTTCGCCGACGTTTACCGGCACGCCGCAGATTCCCGATAACGCTACGCCGAACGTCAATCATGCCGTCGGTTATCGAGACGCCCCGCAGAACTCCCATACGGACAGTTACACGCTGGCGCTGTCGGATCGCGGCAAGTCGATTCTGATGAACGGCACCAGCAAGACGCTGACCATTCCGGCTAACAGCGCGGTCGCGTTCCCTGTGGGCACGGTGTTTATCGTCGTCAATATCAACTCATCGGCGCTGTCGATTGCGATTACGACCGACACGCTGACGCTTGCCAACAGCACGACGACCGGCACCCGTACCTTGGCGCAGAACGGCATTGCCACTTGCGTCAAAATTGCGGCGACCTCATGGCTAATCAGCGGAGCGGGGTTGACCTAATGGGTGGCGCTACGCTCGCAGCCGCGATTGCAGGCACGACCGGAGGCACCGGAGCGGGCGTCTACGACTATTCCCAAGGGTCGGGCACGTTGGTGTTCCCCGACATCGCGGCGCTCAGTTTTACGACGCTGACCATCGAGGCATGGGGCGGCGGAGGCGGTGGCGGATGGGGCATCGAAAGCATCATCTTTTTAGACGGCGGCAGCATCGAAACCCAGTCTAACCCCGGCGGTGGTGGTGGCTCGGGCGCATACACCAAAACCGTAGTCGCTGTGGTCGGCGCAGACACCAACAAGACCTTGGTTTGGGCGGTCGGCGATGGAGGCGCTAATGGCGTTGCAGGCAATGCCACGGGCTATGCGGGCGGAACATCGACGGTTTCTTCTGGCACGTTTACTATTGCCGCAATGATTAGCACCGGAGGCGCAGGCGGTGGCGGTGCGTTCGGTATTAACGGCGGCAACCAAGGCGCGGGTGGTACGGCTTCGGGCGGCGTCACGACCAATACCGATGGTAACGGCGGTGCGGTCCAAGAACAGGCAGGCGCGGCAAGTGTCCTCGGTGTCGCAAACTTGACAGCGGGTGGTGGCGGCGACGGCGGCGATCCGATATTCGGCGGCAATGACGGCCAGCCGGGACTTAACGGCCGCGTCAGATTCGTATTCAGCTGAGGTCATTATGGCAGTTCAAGTCAGAGTCCTAGTCCCGTCCAAGATTGCGGAGTCCTCGCAGACCACGCAGTACACGGCGACTAACGTGACGACGATTATCGACAAGTTCACGGCGACGAACTACGACACGTCCGCCCGGACGATCTCAATTAACCTCGTGACCGCCTTGGACACGTCCGGCAACCAGAACCTTGTTATCAAGGCCAAGACCCTGCTGCCCTCGGAAACCTATACGTTCCCAGAGATCGTAGGGCAGGTGCTGGCGCCTGGGGGTTTTATCTCAACGATTGCCTCCACAGCCACGTCCATCAACATCCGAGCGTCGGGGCGGGAGATTTCGTGACCGACGCAGAAGGCTGGTTGCTGAAGAACTTTGAGGCGTTAGACCTTCCGGCGCACGCGACCGCGTGGTTGCTTGATGTGTGGTACCTCACGCAGTTCTTCGATGACGTGGTGGATGGCGACCTTGTGCGCTCTGCCAATGCTCACGAAGCCATTTGGAAGGCTTTTGTGACCTTCCCCGCTAATCCTTTTTTTATCGCCAACGCACAAGTACTGCAATCAGCCTTGGCGACCGCTGTGTTGAAGTGGGAAGCGTCCCACGTCGCCGAGCGGTCACAGGCCGCTGACGAGCGTTCGTTTATGTGGCGTGCGGCGTATTACGACATCGTGTTGCTCGTGGTCCTATTGTGCCAAGGCCGCGAGTCTGCTATGGCAAAAGCCCCGTCCGTAATGGCACTATACGGCGAGAAATTCTCGGACTACCGAGCGGAGTTCCCCAATGGCTAATCCCATAGCCGCAGTTGCAACCGTTGCCAGTAGCGCGTTGGCCTCCCGGTCGGCGAGCAAGGCTACCAAGGCTCAAGTTCAAGCGGCGCAGCAACAGCAAGCGCTTGAGCGCGAGATGTTTGACCGGCAGGTTGAACTGCAAGAGCCTTTCCGGCAGTTGGGCCTTTCTAACCTTAATCGTCTTGCCGCACTGTATGGCGAAGGCGGCGAATACGCCCGCGCTCCGACGCTGAACGAATTGCAGATGGACCCAGGTTACGGGTTCCGACTTGCCGAAGGGCAAAAAGCATTGGAGCGCCGGTTAGCGGCAGGTGGCCGAATGTTCTCCGGCGGCGCCCTTAAAGCGGGCACGCAGTACGGTCAAGAAATGGCCTCGCAAGAGTTTGCTAACGCTTATGAGCGTGCGATGGCGCAACGAGGCCGAGTGTCAAACGCACTTCTTGGCGTCGGCGAGTTCGGTCCGACCGCAGCGTCACAAATCGGTGGCGCAGCGCGATCCTATGCAACAGGCGCCGGACAGGCTATGGGCAACATCGGCGCCGCTCGAGCAAGCGGTTATCAAGCGCAGGGCAACATCTTGCAGAACGCGTTGAACCTTGGCTTGCAGGGTTATGGGCAATACCGCGAAGGCTTGTTGCAACCTGTCCAAGTTACCGGACGGCGGATGTAGTCATGGCAGAAAACCAACTGATGATGATTAATCCGTTTGAGGCGTTGGAAACTGGCCGCAAGCGAGCGTATGCCGGTTACGAGGCGGGGCAGGCTGCCGCCCAGCGCGAGACGCTGAATGAGTTGTACGCGCAGGCCGCTGACCCGATGACGGGACGTATTGACCGTAATCGTTTGATGGCCGGTCTAGCGCAGCGCCGTATGGGCGCCATGATCCCGCAACTTGAAGCCGAAGAAGCAAAACTTGCGGAGCAGCGCGGCAAAGCCACGCAAGAAGAAACCAAAGCGCTTGAAGGCCGGATGCAGTATTTGAAACGCATGATTCCTGCTGACCCGCGTTTAGCTCCAGCGTGGGTAGAGGCAGCCTACGCCGATCCCATAGTCGGCGCACAGTTGAGCCAACTTGGTAGCAAGGAAGAGGTTGTTGCTGGCATCCCGCAAGACCCCGAAGGCTATGCCTCATGGGTTGAAGGCGCGTCGATGTTTGCTGATGAGTTGAGCAAGCGCCGAGTGTTGACTGCGGAGCAAGAAGCGACGGAACGCGAGCGCGAATTTCGCCGAGGACTTTCAGACCGTGAATTAGCTGCGCGGGGCCGCGAACTTGGCGTTTCGGAAGCCAATGTGCGCCTTCGGGGGCGAGAGGCAAGCCTTGCGGAACGTCGTTTTGAGCGTGAAGGGGACTTAGAGTTCCAAAGCCGCGTTGAGCAAATGAAAGCCGCTGGTAAATTTAAGGGTGAATCGTTGGCAAGAGCTGAGGCTGATTTGCCGGGCGCGGTTACTAGAGCTGATACAGCAATTGATCTTATCGACCAGATGGTCGGCAGAGCGCCCGAAAAAGACGCGTCTGGAAAAGTCATTAAAGGCAAAGAAGGCACCGCGCCGCATCCCGGCTTTCGAGCGGCGGTTGGCGCAGGCGTCGGCGAACGGTTTATCCCAGGAACCGACGCGGCAGGCTTCCAAGCGCTGTACGATCAAGTCACGGGCGGGGCGTTCTTGCAAGCATATGAGACGCTTAAAGGAACTGGACAAATTACTGAAATTGAAGGCAAGAAAGCGACCGCTGCAATTACGCGCATGAACTTGGCGCAAAACGAAAAAGAATTTATTGCGGCAGCGCGTGAGTTTCAAAGCGCCATTCGCACTGGCGTAAAGAATGCTCGCGCAAAAGCAGGCAAGCCTACCGCTGCAACAGCGGGCGCCCAAACAACCACGGGCGGAACTTCATATCAAATAATTGAGGATTGATGGCGTGCCCACTTACCTCATCGAAGGAAAAAAGGTACGCGCTGAAAAGCCGCTGACCGAGGCAGAGATCGACGAGATCGGCGCGTCTATTCGCGGCGCTCCTGCGCCCGCTGCCGCTCCCGCCCCTGCCGCTCCGCCTGCGGCTGACGCTATTCCTGCTCGCCGTGGCTTTTTTGAGCGTTTTGCGCGTGTTGGCCCAAGCGTCGGCCTTGTTGATGTCACTACGCCAAGCCGTCTGACGCCGCAGCAGTTAGAGCAATCTGCTCGTGAGCAGGCGGCCGCTGCTGTGGGCCTTGTTGCAGGACCGGCGCTTGCTGTTGGAACTCGCGTTGCAGGCGCTGCGCTTCCCGCAATCCAGCGCGTAACTACGCCGTTAGCTACGGCGTTTGAAACCGGCGGCATTCAGACAGGGTTGACGCGAACGACGCCTGCTGCTGCCCGAGTCGCTACTCGCGTTGCGGGCGGCGCGGTTCCGGGCGCAATTACAGGCGCCGTTATGTCGCCGGAAGAGGCTGCGACAGGCGCAGCGATTGGCACGGGCGTGGCATTGCTCGCGCCCCCGGTAGCACGGATCGTGGCCAAGGGTGGCGGCGCTGTTGTTGACGCCTTGACCGGCCGCACCGCTGATGCGCGTGCAAACCAACTGATTCGCCTTGCGGCAAACGATGAAATCAATGCGCTGCGTGCCGCGATGACCGCGCAACCAGACGTTCCGGCGAGTCGCGCTGCGGCAGACCTTGATTTGCCCGTATTGCAAGCGTTGCTCGCCGAAGCGGAAAAGAAAGACCCGCGTGGCGTTGTCAATGCGTTCCGGCAACGTGAGGCGCAGGACACAATTAACGAGTTGTCGCGTATTGCGGGAGGCCCGACTGCTGAGACGGCGCGTGCTGCTCGAGAGTCGGCAAAGGGCACGCTCACCGCCGTCACCGCGCCGATGCGCGAAGGGGCTTTTGAGGCCGCCGCCCTTACGGGCAGAGTGATGCCGAAACTAGAAACAATTGCCGCTGACGCTCGCGCTGCATCTAAGGCCGCAGTAGATACCGTTCGCCGGTTGAGCGGTTTAGTTAACAAAGCCGATGATTGGGCAAGTAATTGGGTTACTCGGTCACAGTTAGTAGAAGGACCAGACGGTCAATTTACGCGTCAGTATGGGCGCGGAATTGGCGAGGCAGGAGTTAGATTGCCGGGGCGCGTAGAAGCTACCGCGACATTCCCCGGTCAGTTAGCGGCGAGTGGGCGACAAACTACCGTAGGCGGCCCGTTTGAGCGTCAAGTCATTGAGGAAGGCGGCGCCGTGGCTCGCGGCATTAGTCGCGCTGCTGAAGAATCGCAGCGTGCGGGTGCCCGCGCTAGAGCGGCAGAGTCAACGCTGCAAAGCATGAAAGACCGTGGGCTGAAGCCGATCACGGCGGCAGACTTGACCGGCCCCATCAGTCGCCAACTGCGAAACCCGGATATTGCAACGAACCGCGAAGCCTCTGCGGCATTGACGCGCATTAATCAAATGCTTGGTGATTGGGAGAATGAGTTTGGCGTAGTGACGCCCGAGGCGCTATATGCCATCCGCAAGAATGGCGTGGTGGGCGTTATCCGCGAATTGAATCCCGGCATGGATGCTAAGTCGCAAGACAAACTTGCCGCAAGCGTGTTGACCAAAGTTAAGCCGCTGTTTGACGACGCCATCGAAAAGGCCGGCGGCAAAGAGTTTAAGAATTACCTCACGACGTTTGAGCGCGGGATGTCTGACATCCGTGGCATGGAACTCGCCGACCAGATTCGCAAGATGTACAAGGAAGGTCAGAAACAACAGATCGTTGACCTTATCGCAGGCGAGTCTCCCGATGTCATCGAAGACCTGTTTGGTTCTGGTCGCTACAAGATTAGCGAAGAAATGGCGAAGGATATGCCGCTGCTGCGGCGCATCGCGGACACCGTTGGCGCTGACCTCAAGGCAGTACAGCAAGCTGCCGCCGGTCGTGCAGCGCTTAGTGAGGTAAAACAAGAAAAAAGCCTTATTAGAAAATTACCGTGGCTTAGTCGCGCCTCAACAAGCATTAATGAAGCAGTTGCCGCGCTTGAGCGAAAAATGAAAGCTGAAACTCTAGAGGTGTTGATCCGCGCTGCGCAGTCCGGGCGCGACTTTAATCGCGTGCTTGACGCGTTGCCCACAAAAGAACGTAACGCGTTTCTGGCGCAGTTCAAAAACGCTGAGTCTTGGAGTCGCTTTAGCACGCAGGTGGCGAACGCTGCCCGCACGTATGCGACCACGCAAACGGCAGAGCCGACTAACGCACTAGCAGCGGAGATGCAGTAATGCTTAAAGGCGCACTCAAATCCAAAACCGTATGGTTCAACGTGCTGCTGGCTTTGCTCGGCAGCCTCGAACTGATGGGCGCCCACTTGACCACGCTCTTCGGCGCACAGGTCGCTGCCGCCATCATGCTGACTGGCGCGGTAGCCAACCTCGCGCTGCGGACTGTAACTACACAATCATTGCAGGAGAAGGGCGGTGGATGACGCGCAGATATTATTCAACATCATCGTCGGTGTAGCCGGCTTATTTGGTGGTTGGATACTGAACAACATTAGCCGATCCATTGAACGCCTGGACCAAGACGTGCGCGAGATGCCGCACACTTACGTTTCCAAGGCCGACTACAAAACCGACATTGCTGACATCAAGGAGATGCTCGGCAAGATCTTCGACCGTTTAGAAACCAAGGCTGACAAATGATTCCGCTTTGGGTGTGGCGTGTAGCGCCATACGCCCTTGGTGTCGTGATTGTGGTAGTGGCGGCGATGGGCGCATTGCATAACGCCAAGGAGGAAGGTCGTGCGGAACTCAAACCGGAGATTGAACGACTGGAAGCCACGCTCGCCGCTGAACGACTTGATCGAGCGCGTGCTGAAGCGGCTGCAAATTCGTACCGATCCGAGATGGACGCTCTTCGCAGTCGTCCTGTTCCTCGTACTCCTGTCCGGTTGTGCGTCAGCGCCGACCCAGTGCCCACCACCCAGCCGGCCGCCGGCAATACTGTTGGAACCACCACCTCCTCCTGGGGCTACAACGGAACGGCTGCGTCAGATTTTACAGCAGGGCCAGACATCGGCCCCGACCTCTACGACCTCGCCGGCCGCTGCGACGCCGAAATAGCCAAGCTCCGCGCTTTGCAAGGATGGGTCAATGACGTTCGATGAAGCGTTCGATGCGCTCTTAAAGCACGAGGGCGGCTTTAGCGACCACGCTGCCGACCCCGGTGGCAAGACCCGCTTTGGCGTCACTGAGGCCGTAGCGCGGCGCGAGGGGTATCGTGGCGATATGCGCGACTATCCGCTTGATGAAGCGAAGCGCGTCTATCAAAAACTCTATTGGAACGCCTTGCGCCTTGACGATCTACGCTCAGAGTTCCGCTTCGATTTGTTTGACGCCGGAGTCAATAGCGGTGTCGCACAGACCGTACGTTGGGTGCAGCGTATTGTGGGCGTTACGGTCGATGGACTTTTGGGGCCGCGAACTTTGAGTGCCGTCAATAACAGCGACGCAGCAAAATTTCTTGCAAAATTCAATGGTCAGCGTCTACTCTTCATGACAAGTCTTAGCACATGGCCGTCTTTTGGCCGTGGCTGGGCGAGGCGAATCGCAGAAAACTTGATGCGATAGGGGGTTTGGATGCGCTCTGACGGCATCCCTCGCCGGTTCCAACTGGCAGGGCACACCATCATTGTCAGAGTGGTTCCGCCAAGCAAATGGCGACACGGCAAAGGATGCGTTGGGATTTGGTTACCCGACCTATACCGCATCGACATTCTGTCCACGGCCAAGGGCAGCAATCGGCAGCAGATCTGGGCGCATGAAGCGGTCCACGCCATGCTCGATATTGCCGGTCACGATGACCTGTCCCGCGATGAAGCGCTTGTGGATCGCCTCGGCCACCTCTTGCAACAAATGCTGACCACGATGGAGTGACTTGTGCAAAAGAAAGCCACCGACGATGAGATATTGGAAGCGCTGCAAGAGGCAAACGGCATTCGTGCCGTTGTCGCTGAAAAGTTCGAAATGAACGAACGCACGCTGATGTTTCGCCTCAAAAAGATGAAATCAAAGGGCTACATCATCCCGGCATCGACGTATCACCCTGGGCGCCCCATTGAGGCGAAGCCCACGTTTGAGTTCACCCCGCTGCCGGACGACGACATTCCCATTGAGCAGTTGATTGAGCATCGCAAGCGCCAGTTCCAGCACAAGCAGGCGCACGAGGAAGCCTCAAAGCTGATTCCGATTAAGGTCAAGATACCCGGCCCTATCGGCATCCTGCACTTTGGCGACCCGCACGTCGATGACGACGGCACCGACCTCGAGGCGCTAGAGCGGCACACTCAACTCGTCAACGACACCGAAGGGCTGTTTGCGGTCAACGTGGGCGACACCACGAACAACTGGTGTGGCCGGCTGGCACGGCTCTATGCCGACCAGAGTACGTCAGCGGCGCAGGCTTGGAAGTTAGCCGAATGGTTCATCAACCGCTGCCGTTGGCTCTACATCATCGCCGGTAACCACGACCTCTGGAGCGGCGGTGGCGACCCCTTGCGGTGGATCGCCAAGCAACAGAACGCCCTCTATAAGGCTTCAGAGGCCCGTATAGCGCTTAATTTCCCTAATGGGGCGTCGGTGCGCGTCAACGCTCGTCACGACCATGCGGGATCTAGCATATGGAACCCGGCGCACGGCCCGATGAAGGCGGCGATGCTTGGCACCCGCGACCACATCTACGTCGCCGGTCACAAGCACGAGAGCGCCTATAGCGTCCTCAAAGACCCGATCAGCGGGATAGCCATGCACGCCATCAAGGTCGCCTCCTACAAGGTCTACGACCGTTATGCGCGGGATAAGGGCTTTAGGGACAACGCCCTATCGCCCTGCGTGCTGACGACTATAAATCCGGGATTGCCGGAGGATCACCCGGATATGGTGAAGGTGTGGTGGGAGCCGGAGGAGGGGGCGGAGTATCTGCGATTTTTGCGCAGAGGGCTTTAAGAGCAACCCGCTCGCGGGAGGCCCGCAGGGCGCACCGACGCTGGTGTAGCCGTCGGATAATCGTCCACCGTCGCTTTCCCGATACCTCGGCCTCAAGGGCGAGAACCACGTCCGCCTCAGACATCCCAGCAATGGATTCGTTCAACTCTTTCCACGTCGCAATCATAATCATTCCCTGCTTAGTGTTGCCGCGAGGTACATCGCCTGTAGCGTAGCCGCCGCGTCCGCAGCGTCCCGCGCCTCGTACCACTCACCCCTCGGCTGGAATATGCTCTGAAACCGCTTCTGGCCCTCTGAGAGCCGCCCGCCTTTCGCCTTGACCTCTACCCAGCAGGCCCATGCCAGACCGTCTCTGAGCGGCTTTACGGCGAGAAGGTCTGGAATGTCGTGACCGGCGCTGGCAAAGTCGATTACCTCAAACCCTGCCTTCCGCAGTGCGTTTACGATGTCGGCGTGGTTGGTGTCGCGTCGTTTGGCGTAGCGCATTGTTTTACTCTATCACGAAGACGCATCACGCCGCGCTCACCGAATAACTCTCGGACCAACCCAATTAGTCCTGGGTCGCCGATCACCGCCGCCGGGTCAGCCTCACGCACGAGCGGCCCGACGCGGGTCTTTAGCCACTCGCGTTTCTCCTGCCGCTGCTCCCAATCCCCGACGTTGATGCGGGCAAGGTAAGCATCGCAGAGGTGTAACCGACCGATAACGGTCTTGACCCGCTCATCCCACTGCCTCATGCCGGATTGCACGGCCCAAGTGATATCGCTAGACGTCGTGACGGGTTGGTTCATTTCGGATCAAGCCTCCGCACGATTGACGACAACGATCCGTTTACCGACTGCAATCCATTACGTCTCTGAGAATCAGTAATAGATTTATTGGTTACTGACTCTTGGTTATTGGTTATTGGATATTGGTTATTGGATAGCATTGCCTTCGCATTGCGTTCGCTATGCGTTCGCATTGCGTTCGCATCCTTTTCTGGCGACCAACGCGACATCGCGGACTGACGCGCTTTGTTGCTTTTCTCGTGGTATTTCTCGATTTCCCGCAGCGCTCGATGGTTGATAAACCCTGCGCCAGTATCGACAAAGTAGTCCGTCAGCACTCGCTCCACTGCCTGCTTCTCCGTCTTCGATGACGGACGACATATCTGATACGCCTCCTTTCTCGAGAAAGGCTTTTCAGACGAATACAACCGATCCAACAGCAAATTCAATACGCCATGCTCCACCAGCGATAAGTGATGGGTGTCTTTGGCGTAATCACCAAGATGTCGAGGGTAGAAGTTCATGATTTTTCCGTGAGCGCCTCCGTGTTGTCTGCCTTCAACTTGCCCTTCGTCATCACCTGGACTTGGTACTGGCGCAGCAACGGAATCCCGTTCGCTTTCCACTGGTAGATGACTTGGGGATATACGTCGAGCGCCTTAGCTGCTGCCTTGACGCTGCCGAAATGATTGATGACTGATTCAGTGTCCATGACCGCAGTATGGACTAAGAAAGCGGCGTCTGCAAATCCTCTTGACAAGGCAGTGCAGGTACGTATGATTGCACCTGGGGATTGGCCCCACCGGAGACAAACATGGACTACCAAGAAAACGACCGTCAGTTCGGCCGTGACCTTATGGAAACCGCCGAGGCGTTCCTTGACGCCCAGGAGCGTGCGGAAACCGCCGCATGGAACGCCTACGACTCCCTGCAAGAGCTGAACCGCATCGAGCGCGAACACTCGATGAACCTTTCCCACTGCATCCGCGACCTCATCGAAGCCATCGACAAGGCTCGCGCTAACCTTCGGAGCATCTAATGAAGATTTACCAGTGCATCGCTGCCGTGACCGCCGAACTTTCCAAGATCGGCATTAGCAAGAGCAGCAAGAACCAGCAGCAGAACTACGCCTTCCGTGGCATCGACCAGGTATATGGCGCTCTCTCGCCATTACTGTCGAAGTACGGTCTTGTCATCCTGCCCCGCGTGACGCACCGCGAAGTTATCGAGCGGCAGAACCGCAGCGGCACCGCGCTCTTTTACGTGACGCTCACCGTCGAGTTCGACTTCGTATGCGCCGAGGATGGCAGCAAGCATACGGTCGTGACCGTGGGCGAAGCGATGGACAGCGGCGACAAGGCGAGCAACAAGGCCATGTCTGCCGCCTACAAGTACGCCGCTTTCCAAGCGTTCTGCATTCCGACTGAGGGCGACAACGACGCCGATGCGACAAGCCACGAAGTCGCTGCTGCGCCAGTCATCGACCCTGCAATGCTCACGGCCATCGACCTCGTGGAGAACGAGAAGGAACTGAATACGCTTTACCACTCGCTCTCTGAGGGCGAGCGTAAGCCGCTGATTCCGCACTTTGCAGCACGCAAGAAGGCGCTGCGGGAAGCGCAGCAATGAGCCTTTCGTACTACATGGACATGAACGACGGCGAGATCGTCGGACACGTTCTCGCGCTCGGTGACGACGCGTCGGAGTTGTCTTACGTGCTGGCGAACCGTCTGCGCGTGCAGAGCAAGTTGCGGCAGGACGCAGAGATGCGAATGCAGTTAGCGCAGGAGCGTATCTACCGGCTCGAGCGTGAAGTCCACGAACTCAAAATGATGGCGGAGAAGATGTGATGGAAGACGTTATCCAGAGAACGGACGCTTGGAAGGCGTTACGGTTAGGCAAGGTAACAGCATCGAAGGTTGCCGGGATTGTGGCGCGAGTAAAGGGCGGCGCGTATGCCGCATCACGCCGAAACTATATGGCTCAGTTAGTTTGCGAAAGGCTCACGGGCAAGCCCACGGAAGGGTATTCCGATGCTGCAATGCAGTGGGGAACGGACCAAGAACCGTTTGCCCGTGACGCCTACTCCGCCCGCACTGGCGAACTCGTGACCGAGGTTGCGTTCGTGCAGCACCCACGCATTGCGATGGCAGGCGCGTCACCGGATGGTCTTATCGGCATTAACGGAAACTTGGAGATCAAGTGTCCGCAGACGGCCACGCACATTGAATACCTACTTAACCGTGAGCCGCCACAGGAATATTTTTATCAGATGCAATGGCAGATGGCGTGCTGCATGACGGACTGGTGCGATTGGGTGTCGTACGACCCACGTATGCCGGAGAACTTGCAGCTACTGATTGTGCGTATCCCGAGGGACGACGACGCGATCCGTATGCTTGAGACTGAAGTGGAATCGTTCCTCGCGGAACTCAATGACAAGGTAACCAAACTGAAGGAGTTGAATGTATGAATGGCATGAAGCAATGGGACAACACGAATCGCGGCGTTCTCTTTCCGAACGATAAGAAGGGCAACGAGGCGCGGCCCGACCACACGGGCGACCTCAACGTCGATGGCGTTGAGTATCGGCTTTCCGCTTGGATCAAGCGCAGCAAGAAAGGCGATGAGTTTTTGTCTTTGAGCGTGCAAAAGAAAGACGGCCAGCAGCAGCGTCCTGCGCCGAAACCCGCCGCCAAGCCGGTCAATGACTTTACCGATGACGACCTGTCGCAGGTGCCGTTTTGATTAGCGAAGACAGGGCAGAGAAGGCGCTGCGGTATCTCGTTGACACCGACGAGACTGCCGCTGCCGCCAAGGCGGAAATGGAACGTGCTGAGTTTGCGTACAAACGAACTCGAGAAGCCGTATTCACGCACGCACAGGGCACCGTCGCCGAGCGCCAGGCTACGGCAATGCAGCACGCCAACACGCTTAAGGCGCACGAGCAATACGTCATGGCGATATCGCTCTACAACAAACTCAACAACAAGCGTGACACCGAGCGGATCGTCATGGACGCATGGAGAACTTTGCAAGCAAACAGGAGGCAGGCATGACCCGCGACGACATCGTACAGATTGCATGGGACGTTGGCCTGTTTATGCGTTCGCACAAGTTCCAAGACGAACCGACCAAGTTGGAGCGGTTTGCCGAAAGGATTGCCGCCAAAGAGAGAGAAGCCTGCGCTGAACTGTGCCAAGAAATGGAAGACAGAGAAAACCCATACGAACGGAATGTCGCTGTCTTGGACTGCGCGTCTGCAATTCGGGCGAGGGGTGAGTGATTCCGGTTTGACGAAATTCAATAATGAGGTGACTTATGCGACAAGTAGACGAAATCAGACAGGCTTTGCTTGACGGCAAGAGCATCACGCCGCTCGATGCGTTGCGTGACTATGGTTGCTTTCGGTTAGCCGCTAGGATTGACCAGTTACGCAAGCAAGGCTATTGCATTACCACAGAATTTGCGCACCACAATGGTAAGAAATACGCGAGTTACCGACTGATATCTAAAGGTAACGCGCCCGACCTCATCGCATAAAAAAGCCCCGACAGAGGGGGTACTTCTGCCGGGGCAAGATGAGTCGATCTCTCAAGGGTGAACTATGCCAAACAAGGGTACGATAAACCGATGAACGACACAACCGATATTTCGACGCTGCCGCCGAATGACTGGTTTAAGCGCTTCGTGTACGTCAGCGAGGGCGATTACTACTTCGATGTTATCGAGCGCCAGGAATACGGTCGCGCCGCGTTCAACGCGATTTACCGTGGCACCCAGTGTCATAGTGTCCACAATAAGGCGCGGCGCATTGAGGCCGCGACCTTCTTCGATGAGAACCGTGCCGCGCTCGGTAGCCGGCTACTGACGGGCCTCACCTACGCGGCGGGCGAGTCGGTGCTGGTCGCCAAGGGTAACCAAGCGCACGCCAACAAATGGCGCGACCACAGGCCAGAAGGCGTGCTGGGAGATGTGTCCCCTTGGATACACCACGCCGAGCGGATGATTCCGAACGCACTCGAGCGGGAACACGTTTTCAACGTGCTGGCTTTTAAGCGCCAGAACCCTGCCCGCAAGTGTAACCATGCCATCCTGCACGGCGGCCTGCCGGGGTCCGGCAAGGACACGCTATACGCGCCATTCCTGTGGTCTATTGGCGGCCCTACGCTCGCCAACGTGTCAGAGGCACGGGCGGAAGAGGTCGCCGGAGCGTGGGGCTATAGCCTTGAATCGGAAGTCATCGTGCTGAATGAACTGCGACAGCGAGCGGACGGTGACCGCAAAGCGCTTGAGAATGCGCTGAAGCCCATCATCGCTGCGCCGCCAGAACTTCTGCTAGTGAACAAAAAGATGCAGCACCCGTACTACGTGACCAACCGTTGCCAGGTGCTAGCGTTCAGTAACGAGCGTGCCGCCATTACGATAGCGCCGACGGATCGTCGATGGTTCGTAGTGTGGTCAGACGTTGGCCCGATGGCAGCTGATGACGCACTCGCGCTTTGGGAATGGTACAGCGCAGGCGGTCGCGCCCATGTTGCCGCGTGGCTCGATGCCCGTGACCTCTCGCAATTCAATCCAGGCGCCATGCCACCGATGACCCCGGCGAAGCTCGCCATGATTGACTTAGGGTTGACGGGTGGCGAGGCGGCCATTGCCGATATGGCACGTAACCGCGAGGGACCCTTTGTGCGCGGCGTTGTGGGGTCACCGTGGGCGGCGGTCATCGCTGACCTATGCCGTGGCACTGCGCGGCCCATAAGCCGCGAGGCACTATTTGCCGCGCTTGAGGCTGCCGGCTGGCGTGACGTGGGGCGGTTACATAGCGTCGAACATCAGTCACCGAAGCACGCTTGGGCGGCTCCCGATATGGCCGACAAGCCGAAGGCGGTATTACGTGCGCTACTTGAGGGGCCGCCAGGATTGCATGCGGTGAAATAAAAACCCCGGCACGGGGCCGGGGCAAGGTTTAGTCATCGGTCAATAGTTCGAGAATAACAGTTATAGCGACCGCGACTAGCACGCCAATCAATCGCCACCCCGTAGCGCGTCCCGTGCGCGTTGGCGTAGCTCGAAGTTCCGCACGTCCGGCGTAGCGTCCGCGATCCGTTGCAGCGCTTCGCGGTAATGGTTCGCCCAATACTCCGGCGGCCGCCATGCTCTAGCAGCCGGTCCAGCGTCGATGAAATCTTCCTCAGTTACCATATGTCCACCCCTCCACGCTTGCACGCCCAATTGGGCGGCGGTACGTGCCGCCACGCTTCGTCCGGTGACCGTGGCGGGAAATTGCGGGACGGGTACATGAGCAGCAGCAACCACCGAATCATGTGCCACCTCCGACCTTTGTGCGGTCGACAATGTCCTGCGCACACTGCAACCCAAAATCCAACCCGAACTGAAATAGCTGGTCCGTAAACTTTTCGAATGTGTCGGCGTCGAAAATAATTTCGGGGCCGTCCGCTTCGTCCGCTATTACAAGCGCACCGTATTGCTCGGCAATGTGCATCAAGGTCGTTAGGTCAAGCGGTCGCACAATCATGGGCTATTCTCCTGGTCGATTCGGATAACGTGCGCGTGCAGGTTGTCCAGCTCATCGGCCGATAAGGTTGCTAGGTTCACCTCAGCCGCTCGCGCAAAGCGGACCATATCGGCGTCGATACATACCGCGCCCAACTCGCACCCGATGACTTGCCAGCCGTATTCCCGATCCCATTCGGCGGTGATACGTGCTTCCCAATCGGTGCCATATAGCAGCACCACGCTATCGAACTGTTCGATGAGGCGGCTCATGCGGCACCCATAGCCGGCACCACAAAGCCGGACGTGTCGCGACGTGCGCGGCCCTTTGCCACTAAACCGACGACGACACCTCGAGTGTCCAGGAATCGCAGGTCGGATTCGTCACCATTAACGACCGACCGACCGAGAAAGTAGGTCGGCAAGCTTTTCGCGAATACGGCCGCGAAGTTTACGGCCGTGCCATAAAACCGGACAGCACGCGCCACAATGGGCGCAAACTCATCGCGATGAGAATAGGAAAATGTGAGGTGATAGTTCGCGATTCCCGCGATCTTGCGATTCGGCAATTTGGTGTAATCGTAGAATTGAAGCTCACGGAATGCCGCAAAAAGGTTAGCGTGCGGTTTACCGGCACGGATGCACGGCACGGTTTCCCATCGGATATCGGACGTGCCATTTAACCGGACGACAAGCTTTTTGCGCTTGCGACGTGCGTAGCGCTTTGCACGCTCAATTTCGCGGACCAATTGCAGCATGAAGCCGGTACGGTCGGAAAGGTAGAAGTCTGTCCGCGCTAACCTTGCCTTCTGGATAGCGTTATCGGGAAGCGCTTCGCCATTGGCGGCCGTAAACGTAGCGTTACCGGCGGCCATGCCGCCACGTCCGGCGGTATTGAGGCATCCAATCTTACAACCGGCAATGTCTGCCATGCCGCACAATTCCGTGCCGCTACTATCAGAGGGTGCAAGGTATAGCACGGCCGTAACGTATCCCTTGCGCCGTCCTTTGATGGTTTTCGGATTGGCGTCGATGTTAAGCAATTGCATAGGTCACCTATTTGGTACTAATGGTTGTGGGATTGCAGCCCGGTGCGTTGTCGCACGGGTCAACGAATGCCGCTAGCAAGTAAAGCGCGGCAAGTAAGGCGAAAAGTATGGCGGGACGTTTCATTGCAGCACCTTGCGAGCGACAAGGTAAGCAAGCGGGGTGCCTACCATTGCAGATGCAATTGCAGACGCAGCACGAGCGGATCGAGCCGGGATAATGTTTGCCGCGACGTTAGACGTGCCGCGAAAATAAACTCGGTAAAGGTAAGTTTTGGTTGTTTGCATAAGTCACCTATGTAATGTGTTGTGGTTATCGACGGATTCGATTGTATAGAGGTGTGGTGGAATTCGAGCGGTAATCGATAGGCGTGACCATGCTGCGGATACTTGAAAAACAAGGGAAAAGTGTAGGGAATGGTAAAAAAGGGAGAAAAAGGGAAACAGTCAAAAATGAACGGTTTACGGTAACGACTTTTAAAGTTTGACCATTTGACCATTTTGACCATGCGACCATGCTTCGGTCACCGCTTGGCACGATCCTTTCCAGGTCTTTTGTTGCTTTCCCGCAACACTTGTTGCTTCTACGCCACACAATGTGTTATGCAAACGTCATGCCAATGCATGACCGCTACGTGGTTGCACCAGGTTGTTGCTTCTACGCAACATCTGTGGTTTACGCGCAACACTCTGTGCTGTGACGCTGG